AAGCAGGGAAAGTTCGCAGAATCATATTGTAAGCAGGGAAAGTTCGCAGAATCATATTGTAAGCTGGGAAAGTTCGCAGAATCATATTGAAAGCAGGGAAAGTTCGCAGAATCATATTGAAAGCAGGGAAAGTTCGCAGAATCATATTGTAAGCTGGGAAAGTTCGCAGAATCATATTGAAAGCAGGGAAAGTTCGCAGAATCATATTGAAAGCAGGGAAAGTTCGCAGAATCATATTGAAAATTTTTGTAAAACTCTTTGTGTTTATGGATTTTCTATTGCTTCAATTCCATTTAAACTTAAAATAAAAATTAAAAAATCAAAAACCGCAATCATTCAAAGATATAAACCTATAACAGATTATTTTGAAAAAGAAGGTATAATAAAGAAAAACGGAAAAGTGATTTTATTTAAAAGGGTTTCTGTTGATTTTAAAACACAGGAAAAAGAAAAAAACGAAACTTTATGGAATATAGGTTCTATTGTAACTCATGCGGCTTGGAATCCAACAGAACAAGAATGCGGAGATGGAAAATTTCATGCTTGCTCTCGTCCATATTTTTGTGACGAATTTAGAAACAAAAAAGATGATAAATATATTGCAATTGAAGTTTTAATAAAAGATACGTATGAATGGAAAAGCCCAACGTATACGCATAAAATTGCATTTAGAAAATGTAAGGTGCTATATGTTTGTGATAAATATGGAAAGGAAATAAAACAATGAAATACAAATGCAAAATAACACCCGAAAATATTACGGAATTAAAGGAAAATGAGATTTTTTGCTTTGGGAGCAATTTATGTGGAAGACATGGTGCAGGAGCAGCGTATACGGCATTTAGTCAATTTAATGCTAAATATGGTATCGGAATAGGTTTTACAGGACAATGTTTTGCTTTACCAACAAAGGATGAAAGCTTAAATAGATTATCTGTTCTTGATATAAAGAAATGGGTAGATGTTTTAAAATCTGAAATTTTAGCAATGCCAGATAATCAGTTCCTAATCACAAAAATTGGCTGCGGTTTGGCGGGTTACTCAGTAAATGAGATTGCTCCATTATTTAAAGATTTTCTACAAATCGAAAATTGTAGTTTGCCAATTGATTTTATTAACTTTTTAACAAAATAACTATGAATTATTTTGATGACGTAAATGACGAAGGAATACGTGATATTCTAGAAGAATCAGAACCGGAAACTTATTGCGTTGAGGAGCAATTTGAAAAAGAACTTAGATTAAAAGCAAAAGAGATTCAGAATAAAGAAAATTTAACTGATAAACAGCTTTACGATGTTCTACATGAGCATTACAAAGAAATTTCGGTTAAACAGATTAAAATTATTTTAAAAAACAAATAACTAAACCAAAAACTTATGGCAACACTACTTAAAAGCTCAATCCAAGTGAAAAAACTTGCAATCATGTTTAATAAAAATATGAATGATTTAAAGGACTACAATTATGTTTGGAATTACTATCACTTTATTAGAAAAGAAATTCAAGATATGATTTTAGTACCAAAGTACGAAATTGAAAATATGATTAACGGAAAGGCAAACTAATGGAAGCACTTGCAAAAATATTACTTATGAAAATTACTCTCGATAAAATGATTGAGCGTAACAAGAAAGACATTCAAAAGATTGAAGAAATATTGAGTGTTGGTATTTTAAATTATGACTTTGATAAAAATATTATTTATCCGTTTTAAACTAAACGCTATGAGTTGGGATTCAGACGACATGAAAGAATACAAAGAGGCACAGCAAAAACGAAGGGCTGAACGCCTGCCGGTTAGACAACAAGAAATCGAAGAACTTACACCTTACTATAATGTTGCTAAATTAACAGATTATCAATATAGAATTAACGGAATACTTGACTTATTCCCGATACATAGGCGTTTTCATAATATCAAGACAAATAAACGAGGTAATTATAAAACAATAATACAGATTATTAACGAACAACTAAAATAAAAATCATGGAACTAAATAAAAATTCAAACGAAATGAAAACAATTGTTGAAACCTTCATAATTGAAGAAACAGCCGAACTAATTTATGATAATGATAAATTAGATAAATGGAATGAATTAGTTGATACTTTGGGATTACAAGGATAAACAAAAATTATCCAAAAAGATAAAAGTCCTATTCCATTCATGCCATTAAAAACATCTTTAATTAATATATTAATGTGTTTATGCCCTCGACAAGTAAATGTTGAGGAATATAACGTAACCCCTATACCAATTGAAATTTTAGATTTAATTGCACTTTCAAAAAGAGAAAACTATTTTACTAAAATAGAAATTTGGTATGATGAAAAAAGCCCCGACCCTGTATGTGTTGGACAAATTGGTTATTATTATCAATCAACTTGGGATAATAAAAGAAACTTTGAATTAGACGGAAAAGAATTTAATACAAAAAAAGAATGCGAAGATGCTGGAGCAATTGCCTCAATTTATTATAATGTCAAAAATAATTATTTATTAGGCAAATGGGCTGATGTTAAACATTCATTTGAAGAACTCAAAGAAATGGCAATAAAAAGATATATTGCTGAAAAAAGTAATAATTATAAAAAGCAAATAAAAGAAGCTGAAAGAGGTCTTATTGACTTAGAAACAGAGGCATTTGATAAATTTAACTAAAATAATTAACTAAAAATAAAAAACATGGAAGAAAAAAATGAAAATCAATTATCAATCAATGAATTAATAAATAAAATAATACAATTCTTAAAAGGGAAATTATAAAAAATTTGTTTTTTTTATTATAATTATTGTTATATTTGCATTGTTAATCCGTTATGAAAAAAATAAAAAAATACCGTCATTTATACATTGCCTGTGCTTAAAAAAGCAAACGGATTAACCTTTGTATTCATGGCGGTTACTTTTTATGGAAAAAGAGAAAAAAAATAAATATTTTCGAGAATATTATCAAAAACATAAAGAGCAGTATAAAAAATATCAAAAAGGCGATAGATATTGCAAGGAAAAAAGAAAAGAATATAACAAAAAGTATCAGTATTTTAATAAGAATAAATTAAAAAATAAAAAAAGAATATATTATTTAAAAAATAAAGATAAATTAAATACTAAAAATAAAAATAATTATAATAAAAATAAAGATAATTATAAAAAAACTTGGAAACTTTATTATAATAAAAATAAAGATAATTTAATTAATAAAGCAAAAAAATGGGCAAAAGAAAATAAAACAAAAAGAAAATTATATTTAAGTAAATACTATCATAATAATAAGACTACTTATAAAATTAATGCTAATAAATACAATAAAAAAAGAAAAAATATTGATATTAATTATAAAATAACGTGTTATTTGCGAAATAGAATATGGTGGGCATTAAAAGGAAATATCAAGAGCAAGAGAACAATAGAATTACTTGGATGTTCGATAGATTTTTTAAAACAACATTTAGAAAACAAGTTTACGACGGGAATGACTTGGCTAAATTATGGCAGAAATGGCTGGGAAATTGACCATATTTTACCATGTAGCAAATTTGATTTATCAGACCCCGAACAACAAAAACAATGTTTTCATTTTAGTAACTTACAGCCATTATGGGCTAAAGAAAATAAGGGAAAATATAATAAAATATTTAAAAATCAATTAAAAATATTAATATAAATTACACAGTATCTAAAATCTAAACTATGGAAAATAAATTAACTGTAAAAACATTTTTTGCACAAGAAAATGTAAAAACAAAATTTCAGGAAATGCTTGGGAAAAAAGCTCAAGGATTTATTACATCGGTATTACAAATAGTAAGTTCAAGTGAATTACTTGTTAATGCTGAACCTTCAAGTGTCTATAATGCTGCTGCTATTGCTGCGACACTCGACCTCCCCTTGAATAATGCTCTCGGCATGGCTTATATTATTCCGTTTAATCAAAAACAAAAAGACGGCTCTTATAAGACCGTTGCACAGTTTCAGCTTGGTTACAAGTCGTATATTCAATTAGCTCAACGGTCTGGTTTATTTAAAACTATTTCCGCAAGTCCTATTTATGAAGGACAATTAATTGAAAGCAATCCATTAACCGGATATAAATTTGATTTTACTCAAAATAAATCAGATAAAATAATTGGATATGCAGCTTATTTTGAATTATTAAACGGCTTTCAAAAAACATTATATATGACACTGGAAGAATTAAAAAAACATGGTAAAAAATTCTCTCAAACATATAAAAAGAATTTTGGATTATGGGAAACAGATTTTGAAGCAATGGCAATAAAAACTGTTATAAAATTATTGTTATCAAAATTTGCCCCTTTAAGTATAGAAATGCAGAAAGCAGTAATATCAGACCAATCTGTAATTAATAATGCAGATACGCTTGATGTTAGTTATAGCGACAATACAACCGCTTCCATTGACGAAGTGAACGACACAAAAGAGTCCGATAGAATCAAAAATCATATTAAAAATTGCACTACGCTTGCAAAACTTGAAGAAGTTGAACCTTTTGTAGAAAAATATAATTTAACAGATATTTATAATAAACAAAAGGAAATTATAATCAATACACCGGAAACAAAGGAAACGGATTTATTTAACAATAAAAAAACTAAATAATCATGGAAAATAAAATACGTTCAATTTCAGAGGCGTATTCTCAATGTCCCGATACAAAAGAGGTAACTACGCCAGAAATATATGAAAAAACTAAAAATTATAGCGAATACAAAAGAGATTATTCTATAAAAGAAATAAAATTAGAGAATATTGTTTTTAATGCCAATACATCATTAGAACAAGTTATTCCTATGTATGTAGGTTATAATTTTAATGGCAAAAAATTATTTCAAGTAATTTATAATGCCGTGAATGTTAATTATTTTATTAATGAAAAAAACAAATAAAATTTATGGAAAACATCTTAAAAATTCGTGCTTCACAGGCATATAAATTACTTACTGAGCCACGAAATAAAGCAGACAAAGAAGCAGGTAATTTGTCGGAAACCACCAAAACTTATATCGAAGAGTTATGGCTTGAACACAATTACGGATATAAAGAAAACGTAATGACCGATGAAATGCTAAAAGGATTACTATGTGAGCAGGATAGCATGAAGTTAGTACAGAATAAATTTGGCGGTAAATTCAGAATAAAAAACACAAAAAATTACTCGAATGAGTATATAACCGGAACACCTGACATTATTCTCGAAGAAGAAAAAATAGTTGAGGACATAAAGTGTTCATTTTCGGTAAAAACATTTTTTAAAGCAAAAGCAAATGAAGAAGAAATAAATAAAAATTACTTTTGGCAAGCTCAATGCTATATGGCATTAACAGGAGCTACGAAATACCGATTAATTTATTGCTTAGTTAAAACACCTGATGAAATTATTACTGAATTAAAGAAAAAATTATATTACAAATTTAACTGTGATGAAACTAACAAAGATTATCAATTATGGAGTGAACAAATCGAAATAAACCATAATCTTGATTTAATACCGGAAGAAAAACGAATCAAGGTATTTGAATTTGATTTCGACCAAAGTAAAATAAATATGCTTTATTCTAAAATTGATAAAGCGAGAAATTATTATAACTCGCTGATTTTATAAACAATAAGCGGTCTAAAAGGAGCAAATACCTTTCGTTGCTCCTCCGCTTAAAATATTAACAATTAAAAATAATATGACAAACGCAAAAGTTTACGAATATATTACAGGTGGCAGAATTACAATAGATTCTGACGGTAGAATATTATTTACTGATTTAAACTACTCTTTTCCTTACGGAGAAAATATTTACAAAATTTGTGAAACCAGGAAAATTAAATTTAATAGTAATTTTAAGGAGGTAAAATAATGGAAAAAATAACTAAAAATTACGGTTACGGTTACGGTTACGGTTACGGTTACGGTGAATAATTAAATATTTAACTTTTTTCTTGCTTTTTAAATTTAATTGTTATCTTTGTAATGGATTAAAATAACGGCAAAATGAACTCAAAAATAATTTATTTAAAATAAAACATTCAAAAAGGCGGGTGTATATTGACTTTCTTAGCCGTTAGTTTAATCCACCCCCTTTAGAATGTTCTTTTTAATTATGTCAAAAGACCCTGCATTTTTATTTTATAGTTCTGATTTTTTAACTGGAACAATGACCATGACAGATGAGCAAGTTGGTAAATATATCAGATTACTTTGCTTGCAACATCAAAAAGGAATTTTAAGTGAAAATGATATGATTTTTATATGTAAATCAGATGAAAGTATTAAGAGTAAATTTATTAAAACAAATGAAGGATATTTTAATAAAAGATTAAAAGAAGAAGCCGAAAAAAGAGCTAATTATTGTCTTTCAAGAGGAAAAAATAAAGAAGGTAAAACATTGATTAATAAAGATAAAAAACATATAAAAAAGAAACCAAAATCATATGTTTTACATATGGAAGATGAAAATGTAATTATAAATATAATTGAATATTTAAATAAAGCTACAAATAAAAAATTTAAAGCTGATAGTAAAAATGCAATTAAATTTATAATGGCAAGATTAGAAGAAAAATTTTCTTTTGAAGATTTTAAAAAGGTTATTGACAATAAGTGTAAGGATTGGTTAAATGATGAAAAAATGAATGAATATTTAAGACCAGAAACTTTATTTGGAACTAAATTTGAAGGTTATCTAAATAAAACAATAGAAACATCTACAAAAAGGGAATTATGCAGATAATAGAAAAAGAAAACCGAAAAGAATATAATATTTCTCTTACCAAATACACAGGCGAAGAACTTATATTATGTCCGGTTTGTTCTGCTGAACGTAAAAAGAAAACAATCAAGTGCTTTAGTTGGAATCACGAAAAACAAGTTGGTAGATGTAATCATTGTGGGTTGTCTTTTTATATGAAACGTGAATATATTAAGCCAAAAGAATATGTGAAACCGGAAGACCTTAAAAGTTCTATTGATGAAAAAACATTAAGTTGGTTCAATGATAAAAGGGGTATTACCAAAGAAACTTTAGAAAAAATGTATATTCAAACTTCTTTTGAATATATGCCACAGGAACAAAAAGAAATGAATTGCATTAATTTTAAATATTATAAAGAGTCCGAACTTATTAATATCAAGTATCGTGACGCTAAGAAAAATTTTAAACTTTTTAAAGATGCGGAACTAATATTTTATAATTATAATGCTTTAATTTACAATGATACTGATGAAATTATAATTACTGAGGGGGAAATAGATTGCTTAACCTTTATTGAATGTGGAATGAATAATGTTATTAGCGTTCCAAATGGAGCTAATAAAGGAAATTGCAATATGTCTTATCTTGATAGTTGTATTAATTTATTTGATAAAATTAAAAAAGTTTATTTATGTACCGATAATGATGAAGCCGGAATAAATTTAAGAAATGAATTTGTAAGACGATTAGGCATTGATAAGTGTTTTTATATTGATTTAAAAGAAACGAAAGACATTAATGAATTTTATTTAAAGCATAATAAAAATAAAGAAATCGTAAAGAAAGTTTTAGAAATAGCAGAGGAATTTATTATTGAGGGCGTTGTTAAAGTTATTAATTACGAAAATGAACTCGATGACCTTTATTTGAATGGAATACAAAAAGGTAAAATTACTAAGCATAGAATGCTTGATGAGGCAATTACATGGCAAACCGGAAGGGTTGCAATAGTAACAGGTATTCCTTCTCATGGGAAGTCCGAAGCTATCGATGATTTTATTGAAAGATTAAATATTTTACATGGGTGGAAGGTTGGTTATTTTTCTCCTGAAAATTATCCACTACAATTACATGGTGCAAAGATTATTGAGAAGTTAACCGGAAAGAAATTTAATAGGGAATGTTTGAGTATTGAAGAAATGCGAGAAGCTAAAATTTACATGAATGATAATTTCTTCTTTATTAAATCCCCCGATGAAAATTATACTATTGAAAATATTATTGAAAAACAGAAATTTCTAATTAATAGATTTGGAATTAAAATTGCAATCATTGACCCCTTTAATCGCTTAGAACATCAAATCGAAAAGGGAGTATCAGAAACAAATTATATTTCTAAATTGCTTGATAAAATCACAATGTTTTCTGAAACCTATAATATTCTTACAATAGTAGTAGCCCATCCCCGTAAGATGAATAAGAAAGATAAGTTGAATATTTACGAAGTGCCTAATTTATATGATATAAATGGCTCGGCAAATTTTTATAATAAATGTTCGTATGGGCTTACTGTTTATCGAGACTTTTTAAAGGAAATTATCGAAGTTCATGTGCAAAAAGTAAAATTCAAACATTTAGGGAAACCTGCTTTGTGTTTGTTTAAATATAATATAAATAATGGCAGGTTTACAGAAATTCAAGAAGAAAATTCTGAGCCGGATTGGGATAATGAAAATCATATTAGAAACGGAATTTTTTAAATTAATTTAATCAAATGACCTACACAACCCAACAAAAAGCATTATATCGTAAGACAAAACAATGTTTTACGGAAACCAAAAAGGTTTGGAGGTTATATTACGATGAGCAAGAAATTCCCAATGGACAAAGTACGGAATACGCTTTATTGGTAATAAAACAAAAAGAATTAATTAACTCAGGTTTTTACAATAAGAATAAATTTAAAATAAAGTAATATGAAAAACGAAATTGAACAAAAAGAAATTAAAGAAATAAACGCTTGGGATTTACCTGATACGGTAACGAAACCTGATGGCTATGATAGAAAAACATTACCCGAACCGACAGCGCAAAATATGCTTATTTATATGAACAAAATAAATGAGTTGATAGCAGTAGTGAATAAACTTGAAAGGATGAACAGATGATTAATAGATGCACTCAAGTAGTAAAATTAATTACAGCGAATGGATTCGGTGTTGGTGTAGTTTTTTGTTATAGAATTTAAAAGTGAACTTAAATATACTAAATTATGAATAAACAGGAATTAATTGAAAAATGGAAAAAGGAACTATTTATTTTAAAAAAAGAGAATAATAAGGCACGGTCAAAATGGAATATACTACAAATGCTTAAATGTGAATTTTCGTTAAAGATAGTTTCGTTATTCATTAAAGATTTGGAACTTTTAAATGAAAGTAACAATAAAACTACTGAAATGAAAAATCAAGAAATTAAAAGCACTGCCGTTGATGAAAAATTACATCAACACCTTGTTGGACAGGATTTTTTATTAAGGTCTGGCAACACTGAATCCATTGAGAAAAACAAAAAAAAGAAATGCGAATATTTAATTAACAATAAATGTACTTTAGATGATTGCCCATATATAGGTGATATTGATATTTATTGCTATTAGCTTTTCTGATTTGTTTTCAGTGCGGAGGCATTGCTGCCAATGGATTTTTGTTTATGCAGGTTTTTGAGTATGAATTTAAAAATATAAAATTATGGAAAATTTAACTAAAAGAAAAATAGGTTTTTATTGGGTAATATTTAACAGAGAAGGTAATTGGCAAATTGCTAAATGGATAGGGAGTCATTTTTTGTTCATTGGTACTGATACATTTTATTGCGACCACCAATTATATCAGATTGATGAAAAGCAAATTGTGCGATAATTTTATTTTTTTAAATGAAAGTACGAAAAAACATGAAGGATAAAAAAACGAAAACTTGCATAAACAATTTGTTTTTAATAAAACAATTATTATCTTTGTAATGCTAAATACAATAAAAGAATGTTAAATCAAACAAACATACCAGCTCTTGCGTGTGAGAAATCACAATGTCCGTCTATTCTTTCGGGTCATAGCAACGTAGGGCTGGTTATTTTGTATGCCCTATAAAGACAAGAAAAAAACATCGAGTATCAGAAAAAATATCAGAAGGAATATAGAAAAACCCATAAACGACAATATACAAATAAAATAAAAAAATATCAGAAAGAATACCAGATAAAAAATAAAGAAAAAATATCATTATTAAGAAAAAAGTATGTTAGGAAAAATAAAGATAAAAATAAGGAATATTCTCGAAAATACCGATTAACACATATGTTAACATCGCAGGAAAGGATAAATAAAAATGAAAGAACAAAAAAATACAACAAAAAAAGACGACAAACCGATATGAATTTTAGAATATTAGGTAGTTTGAGGTCAAGAATAAGGTTATCATTAAAGGGTAAAACTAAAAGTAAGTACACATTAGAATTAATTGGTTGTTCTATTGAGTTTTTAAAACAATGGTTGGAAAATAAATTTATAGAAGGTATGAATTGGAATAACTATGGTTTTGGTAAAAATAAATGGAATATTGACCACATTAAACCATGCAGTAAATTTGATTTAACTGATATTGAACAACAAAAACAATGTTTTCATTATTCTAATTTACAACAATTATGGCATATTGATAACTTAAAGAAAAATAACAAATATGATTAAACAAATAATTTTTAAAATCAAAAATATATTTAAGCGTAAGCTAAACAAAAATCCATTAACCGCCATTGAGGAGGGCGGTCAAGTTAAGGTTTGTTTATTTTGTGGGAGTAAAAATCTGCAAAATAAAACATTATTATTCCAACCAAATTCTTATGTATGTAAGGATTGCGGTTCTTTATTTGTGCGTATAGAGCAAACCGATTGACCGCATTGCAGGGGTATGGCAGCTAATGGTCTGGGGCTTTGAGTTGTTCGGTAAAAAATTTAAAAAAGAAACTTTTGGTGGCGTGGGTGGGAAAAACTAATAAATGATTAGAATACAAGTAAACTTAATTATAAACTAAAATTATAAAAATTATGAAAAACATTAATGTAAATGTAGAATGGAAACCTGATTATGATGAGGGTTCATTAAATCAAAGAATACAAGATGCAATAGTTGATAAGGTTGTAAAACAATATATTGAAACTATTGATAAGAGCTTTAAATCAAAACTCGATACAATGATTACTGATGCAGTAAAAATTATGATTAAAGATATAAAAACAATTCCGCTTGATACTTGCGACCTTGAAAAAGGTGCAGTAAAAAAATCAATGCTTTTGCGAGATTATATTATTCAAAGAGCCGTTGATTCATTAAAATTAAAAACAGATGAGGCAGGGAGAAGTGATAGTTCTGCTTATAATGAAAGAAGAACACCAATAGAATGGGTTGTAAAAAGACATATAAATGATGGGGATTTTTCAAAAGCAATTCAATCAGAAATATTACGAGTTCAAAATGAATATAAAATTAATTTAAGAAATTTAGTTAACGATGCAATAGCACCTGTTTATGAACAAATTTTATTAAAATTAAAATCAAAATAAAATAACCGCCCTTTTATTGCCGTAAGGCAAAAGAGTGTGTAAGCGTTTCTTTTTTAAACTTTTTTTTTACAGAACAACGGAGATGAAAAACAGTAAATTAATAGCAGTGTCGAATAACTTAAAGCCCGTGTTATCGGACTGGCCGGACCATTATCGGCAATCGGGCTGTCCAATAAAGAAAGCAACAATACGAGGGCTTATTGTGCGGAGGTTGTTGCGGTTTATTGGAAGGTGTGGAGGCATTGCCGATAACGGTATTCAGCTATAAAATCGGGCGGGATTAGCCCACAAAACTTAATAAGATGAAACAAAGTAACATTATAGGAAAAACTACATTAGAACGCATAAACCCAGCCTGTTTTATAGGTGATGTTATGCGTAGTTTATTTTTTAGTCCTAACCTGAAAAAGTTTGTCAGGAAGCATCCACATTTTACACACGTATATTTTGACCCCAAAGAAAAAATTTGGTACTTAGGATATAAAGACGGTAAAATATGGGCAGGAACTCAATTTTTAGCAGCGTTATGTAATGGGGCAAAAACACAAACTTTTTCTTATTCAACGGCTGTTACGGATAGATTTGAAGAACGCACACAACAATTTTGGAAATGCACAGAATACTTTGGAAGACGAATGTTCAGCCGTTGGTATTAAATTACGCATAATGGGATTCAGATTGAAGTAGTTCTTTATTATTGAAATTTTAAAGCTAAGCGAAGGAAATAGCTTATGAAAAATAAAAAGTATATTGATGAAAATTTCGACTTAAAAACACTAAAGAAAATTGGATTTATTAAGTCAATTAAGGATTATGACGAAATTGAAAAACGTATCTGTAAATTTTTCGGTCTTAAAAATATATACGAATATTCATGGATAGAAAAAAAGAAAAAATATATAAATGCCGAAAATATATTTTCAAAAAATTAATTTTGTGGGTGGGGCTTTAAAATGAAAAATAATAAAGAAGTACAGGGATGAAAAAAAAGATTATATATTGCAGGTGTATCAAATTACTTCAATCTGTATGTTGGGTACACGTTCCTACACACACTGTACTTTTTTCATCAGCGAAAGCT